GTTTGCCTCATCGCCGGACTGGGGTCCTGGTGCTTCTACAAAAGTAAAACGTAGAGACGCCAGTGCTACAGAAAAGTTCCAGAATGAATCTGGAATAACACGCGACCTTTACTCTTTAGTTTCACCTGAATTGATGGGTCAGATGTATCCCCATTGGTTTCAGCATCTCGTCACAGGAGGGGTTTATCCCCCTCCGAAGTCCGGAGGAACATATCCGTGCTACGAGGTTGGAAACAAAGTTATCACTGTTGCGAAGGATGCGAAATCTAATCGAGTTATCGCCATAGAACCTGGAATCAATCTCTGGTTTCAGAAATCGATCGGCGAAATGATTAGGTCTAGACTCCGACGCGTGGGAATCAACTTAAACTCGCAAAAACGTAACCAACTGTTGGCTAAAAAGGGTTCCCTAACTGGGGGCCTTGCCACTGTTGATATGGAAAGTGCGAGCGATTCCGTGAGTACCTCAGTCGTGCGGGAACTTCTTCCGCCCGATTGGTTTACAATCATGGATACCTGTAGATCCCATTACGGGCACCTCAGAGGCCAAGTGCATAGGTGGGCTAAGTTCTCCAGTATGGGGAACGGCTTCACTTTTGAGCTTGAATCCTTGATATTCTATGCGGTAGCAAAAAGCTGCGTAGAGTATCTCCGTATACCTGGCGTTAAAACTGTCAGTGTGTACGGGGACGACGTCATATTACCGACGTCCGCTTTTGAGATGTTTTCTGAGATGATGACATTTTACGGCTTTCGTATTAATGCGAAGAAATCCCATACATCAGGATACTTCCGTGAAAGCTGTGGTGACCATTACTTCTCAGGGTTTGATTTGAAACCAATCTACCTTAAAGGTAGGCTCAGCTCAATCCTGACGGTATACCGTCTAGCGAACGCGGTTCGGAGGTTAGCTCACAGGCAATGTGCAAACATGGCTTGCGATGCTCGCTTTCGTCCGATGTTCGATCTCCTTATCCAACGAACACCCAAAGCTTTACGGCTAAGGGTGCCAGAAGGGTTAGGAGACGGTGGCTTCATCGGTAATTTTGATGAGGCCACACCAACCAGCGTCTATCTCAAGCCCAAGAGTTTGTATGTCGAGGGTTATGAGGTAAGGCAGCTGGGGGAAGTAGCAGAATGCTACGAGTCAGAGCAGAACGGCT